GTGTGCGGCTGGAGCCAAAGGAAGCCACATGTCAGAGCGTGTCGGCTACAGGAGGGGAAACACTCCTTGTGAGGGGCATGGGCCGCCCACGAAAGGAAGCCAGCAAGCGGGAGCTGCCTGCCACAAGTCCGCTTGAGGGGTGGGCACCGCCCCGCGCCGAAGACCTCGTTCCTTCTGTGCCTGTCGGCAACACCTCCCTGAAAATCGAGATGATTCCGGCAATCGCGACGGGGCGAGCTCAAGGCCTTTCGGTCCGGGCCTGTGCCGGGCTGCCAAGTGTTCGGGTCCCGGAGGATCGATTGGAGCAGTGGCTTCGCGTGGGCGAAGCGGCGGCGCTCGCGGAGATACCAAACATCTATGCCTTGCTGTACCTGGAATGGCTGCGAGGCGAATCGCAATATGAGACGTGGGCGCTCAAGCATGGACACGCAGCAGGAATCAACAAGCGCTATACAGACAAGTTCATCAGGTGGCGGCTGGCCCTGATGAACCGCCGCGAGTACACGCCGCAGAGCGGCGCAACCGGCACCGCAACGGGAACGTTGAACGGGACACCGTTTGAACTCATCACGCCAGAGGAGGCGGCGAGAGAACTAGACGAAAAGTTGAACGCGTTCCTGGAGGAGGCAGGAGAGGTGAGCGATGAGTGACGTAGTCGGTGCGGCTGATGACCCGCTTTCCGGAGTTGAAGTCATCACTTCGGAAAAGGTGGGAAAGTACAGCAGACTCGAACGCCTCGCGCTGAAGGCGCGCCAACTCGCGGGCGCCGCGCTCAAGACGGCCGGCGGACCGATTCGCTGGCTCAAGGGGAAACTCGGACTGACCGATGCCGCCCTTCTGACGCTGTACTACGACCCGAGCGAACGACTCCGCCCGGTGCAACGTGCGCCGCGCAACAAGAAGTGGGCGACGTTCCTACTGCTGGGGGGACGTGGAGCTGGCAAGTCATTCGCCGCCGCGGCGTGGGTCATTGAGACGGCGCGCGACGACCCGGAGGCGCGGATCCTTCTTGTCGGGCCGACGTACAGCGAAATTCGCAAGAATCAACTTGAAGGGCCCTCAGGCATTCTGACGCTGAGTCCTCCATGGTTTCGACCGCGATTCGAGAAGGCGGCGAAGGCGCTTGTCTGGCCCAACGGGGCGCGCGCTGATATCATTCCTGTCGAGGCCGGGCCGGACAAGTTCCGCGGCTACAACGTCAGCGACATCTGGGCGGACGAGCCGGTGGTGTGGGGGAAGGATGCCGTCGAAGTGTACGAGCAGTGCCGGGCAGTACTCCGCGTGGTGACGCGCCGCATGCGCAAGGCGAAGCGGCCAGCGAGGATGTTCGTCACCAGCACCCCGGCGCCCATGGAGGTTTTCCGCGTCATCCTCGCGGACAAGGAAGGGCTTGTCGTTGCGCAGTCGGGCACACTGGAAAACGCCACCAACCTGGACAAGGCATATGTGCGGCGCGTGAAAAGACTCCTCACCACCTCCCTCGGCAAAAGGGAATTCGGTGGGCTTCTCACGTTTCAAGTAGCTCAGAAGCTCTACGGCGGGGTGGAGTGGAATACCGGACGAATTGATAGACTAGAGGATATTCCGGCGCGGAAGGGCAAGCCGCTCTTTGACAAAGTCATTGTCTCAGTGGATCCGGCGACGGGGGAAATGGTGACTGCGGACGCCCACGGAATCGTGGTGGTGGGTATTCGCACCGAGCCAGACGGGTTCGATCACGTGTACGTGCTGGCGGACAGAAGTCTGTCAACGGCTGACCCGCTTGTCTGGGCCGCCGAAGTGGTTCACGCCTACAACGCATTCAAGGACTTGGCGCAAGACCCTGAATCGGGACGAACGAAGGCGTGGGTGTTCGCCGAGACGAACACCGGCGGGGCGCTTGTCAAGTCGAACATTCGAACGGTCGACGGCGCGGTGAAAGTGAAGGTGCGCCGCGCAGGAGGGCGGGGATTGCGCCAGTCAAAACGAGACCGCCATGAGCCGGTGGCGATGTACTGCCAAGCCATCCCGGCCCTGGTGCATATGGTGGGCAAGCACCACCTCCTCGAGGCCCAACTCGGCGCCTTCACTGGAGAAGGCGGTGGGCACAAACGCGACGACCGTGCAGACGCCTTCGCGTGGCCCATCTACCTTTACGTGGTACCCCGCCGAAGAAATCGCGGCGCTGCCGGAGCTGCTGCCGGGCTTGGGGTCGGCCATGACGCCGCAAGCCAATCGGAAGGCGATGAAGAGGATTGACGCGCCTTGTGAACAGCATGTCACTCGCCTCACGTCTCAAGGCCGCGTGGAGCGCGCTACTGCTCGGCAGCGCGTACAGCCGCAACAGGCCGCTCGTCATCACCGTCCCAGTGGTGCCCTTCTCTGCTCGCCCGGGAAGCGGCGCGATTCTCAAGGCGTACGAAGAGGACGGGTGGTTGCGTGCAGTCGTAGACACCGTGACAGACCAGGTAGGAGCAGCGCGCTGGCGGGTTTATCGCGCCGTCGGAGACGAGGGAAAACGAGCCGTTGGCCACTGCAAGGGACTGGGGCCCAGCGAGCGACAGGACGCAATCGCCAAGGCGGTGAGGCGAGGTAGGCTTGTCGAAGTACAAGAACACGAACTGCTGCTGATTCTGAACGATCCGCACCCCGAGCACACCGGGCAGGCGCTACAGAAACTTGTGCAAATCAACTTGGACCTTGCAGGGGAAGCATTTCTCTGGTTGAGGCAAGGAATCACGGGCAGGATCCGGGGATTTGATGTGTTGCCGACACATGCGGTGACGATGACGCCGACCCCGGGACGTCCGTATTATCGAGTCACGTACAACCTGTTCTCGGGTGACGTGCATCAAAACGAGATGATGTGGCTGAAGCACCTTGCTCCCTTCAACCCAGAGGGCAGAGGCGCCGGCAGAGGCATGGCCTTGGGTGACGAGCTTGATACGGCGGAAGCGCTGCAGAAGGCGACGAAGGCCACGTTCCAACGGGGAAGCGCTGCGGCGGTCGTAGGAGTGGACTCCAAGCGCGAGGACGGCGAAGAGTTGGAAGAGCAGGTGGCGGCGCTGGAAAAGAAATACCAAGACAGTTTTCGGCGGCCTGAGGATACCGGTAAACTGTGGTTCACTCCTGGCAACGTGACGGTCGCCAGAATGGAAGCGGACCTTCGAGCGCTGCAAACGCAAGAATTGAAACAGACAATGAGGGACTTGGTCCGCCAGTGCTTCAACGTACCTCCGGAGCTGCTCGGGGACCTTCAGTCGTCAAATCGCTCGACGGCGGAAGCGGCCAAGTACACGCTGGCGGAGTACGCCACGCTTCCGCGCCTGGAATGGCTTCGCGCGCAGTACCAGAAAAAGCTGGCGGCCCGTGTGGACCCAAGCGCGTTGCTCGATTTTGACGACCCGAGGCCGCAGTCCTGGGAGCGGACTCACCAAGCGATGACGGCCGCCTACAACGAAGCCTTTCTGATGAACGAGGCGCGCGAACACGCAGGGCTGGCGCCGCTGCCGGAACTGGCGGGTCAGAGATTCAAGCCGCTCCCGGGAGCCCAGCCGGTGCAGGATGGCACACCGACCGAACCACAAAACCCCCCGCCGCCGCGCGGCCCGGAAAAAACAGCACGGTAAGAGTGCCGCCCCTTGTCCAGCATATGGCATCTATCGAAAAAGGTCGCCCCCCTGAGAAGTGCAAAGCCATCGGTGTCTTGGTGCAGAAGAACGAAGGAGAGGGCGCTCCGGTCTTTCGCATCACGTCCGCCGTGCTGGACAGGCACAAGGATCGCGTCAAGGATGGAGCGCTCAAGGTTGACGCGTTTCTACGCAACCCGGTATTGCTTTGGAACCATGACGACCAGAGACCGGCCATCGGCATCGCAAAGGTGTTCGAGGAGAGCGGTCAGTGGCTGATGGAACCGCAGTTTGACGAAGAGGATGCGGTCGCCGCCGAAATTGCACGCAAGGTTCGCAAGAAGTATTTGCGCACGTGCAGCATTCGCTTCCGGCCGCTCAAGTGGGTCTTCAATGAAGAGGGGGGCGTGGACTATGAAGAGGTTGAATTACTGGAGGTGTCAATCACCAACGTTCCAGCGAATGAGGAGGCAGAACGCGTGAAGAACAGTCAGAATGAAAAAGCGGCCAGCGAGGAGGCCGACAAGAAGAAGATGATGGAGACGGGCGACATTGATGCCATTCGCGCCATCGTGAAGGAGGAACTGGCGCCCGTGATAAAGCTGCTCGTCGAGTTGAGCGACGCGTTGGGGATGGAGGACGACGCCGAGGATGATGAAGCGGACAAGAGCGAGGAGATGGAAGCCGAGATGACGGAAGAGGAAGAGGAAGAACTGAAGGCCTGGGCGAAGAACAAGTAGCAGTACAATCCACCACGCAAGCAAAAAGCACGAGGAAAAACAATGAAGCCGACGAAAAAGCGAGAACTGCCGGAGTTCCTGAAGAAGCGCGTGGAAGCGGAAGTCGCCAAGCGCGTGAGCGAGGAGATGGCGCGCAAGAACGCCAATCACTCCGAGGCGCCGCGCGAAGGGGGCGAGAAGAAGAGCCTCAACCCCGCGGAAACGAAGGTTGCCGTGGGGTTGCGGTTGAAGCAGTTGTGGAGCGACAGCCCGATGGCGGCGTCCACCAAGGACCTGAAGGAGTTGAAGGGCTGGGTGACGAAGGCGGCGGGAGCCTACGCTTCGGTGTTCGGCCAGGGGGGTTCTCTCCTGGCGGAACAGTACTCCAGCGAAATCATTGAATTGCTTCGACCGCGAGCGGTGCTTGTCAACCACGCGCGGGGGATGAACTTCGACAGCACGATGAACATCGGCAGGCTGAACGGCGGTGCCGTTGCGGCGTTCGTCGATGAAGGCAAGGCGCCGCCGGAATCGAATCTGGATACCGGGGCGGTGGTGCTGGAGGGCCATAAGCTGATGGCCATCTATGACGCTTCAAACGACCTCCTGCGAAGGCCGTCTGTGGATGCGGCGAGCATCCTGAGCGACGACCTGATGCAGGCGTTGGCCACGACGGCCGACGCCAAGGGATACACTGGAGACGGGACTGGGCCGAATCCGGTGGGAATTGTCAAACAGGTCAAGACCGAGAACAAGGTCACGCTGTTGGGCGAGCTCCGCTCGTCGAACATCACGAACGTGATCGACTGGATTGACGCGCTGGTGCAGCGCGTGAGGAAGAGCAACCTTCCGTTCCAGGAGAACGACCCGTTCTGGTCGATGAGTTCGAAGATGGAGCAGCGCCTGAAGGGGCTGCGCGACAACAGCGGGTGGGTGTACAGGTTGGAGTTGAACGATGGGATGCTCGCCGGCCACCCCGTGGAGGTGACGGAGAACGTGAGCGAGGACTTCATCACGTTCGGCCTCGGCAAGCAACTCGTCTTCGGGTTGGACGGGGAGATGGCCATTGAGATGGGGTACCCCGAGTTCAAGAAGGACGTGACCACCATCCGCGGCGTGCAGTACGTCGACTGGAAGTTGAGGCACAACAGCTCCTTCGCGTACTCGGACGGCGTCAAGTACTGATTGTGTTGAACCACACGGCAGGGAGATGCAATGCACGCAAGGCAGAGAGACATTGGAGCGTTTGTCAAGACGAGGAAGCTGTACACCTGGGGCGGGCTCGCGGCGGGCACGGATACCGGAGACCCGGTCGATATTCGGGGGTTCAAGAGCGCGGTGCTGATGGGGGCGGTGGGCGAAGCAACGGGCAGCCCGGAGGCGCAACAGGTGGTGGTGTCGCTCGATGCGGCGCCGGTGGGCGACAACGGTCAGCCGGGAACGTGGGCCGCCGTTGAAGCGACGGCGATCACCCTCACGGCGAACGAAGCGGAGGGCGAGAAGGACCTTCGGCTGACGAGCCTGCCGGACGGGACGGCCTTCCTGAGGGCGAAGGTGGTGGTGGCCTTCACCGCGGGCACGTCGCCCAAGCAGGCCGTGAGCGCCTGGCTGGTGCTCGGCGGACACTACTCGCTTCCGGTGTAACGAAGCCACCTGAGGAGGCGAATCCGGGTAGCCGGTGACGCCTCCCCGGCGGGAAAAGCCATGACGCCTTACGACCTGGTCACCCTGGAGGCAGCGGCAGAGCGAGTGAAAGCACCGCCGAACGAAGCGGAGTTGCCGTCGCTCATCACGGCGGTAAGCCGAGCCATGGCGCGCCACCTTCGGTACGAGTTGCACAGGCGGACCGGTGTGGTGGAGACGGTGGCAAGCAACGGGGGAGCGTACCTGTTCCTGCGCGGAGGCGGGCTCCAACGGATTGAAGAGGTGCGAATCGGCGGGAGCATCGTCGACGACACACTCTACCACCTCGAGGACACAAAGGCCGGGCGCATTGTGCACAGGCGCGGCGCCTGGCCATTCACCGGAGCCAGCTCCGGAGGCGTCAACTCCACGCCCCTGCACTCATACGACACCGGAGAAATTGTCGTGAAGTACACCGCTGGCTACGTGACACCAGGACAGGCCGCGCTCAACCCCGCTGCAGGGCAGCCGAGGCATGAGGCGGCGCTGGCCGTTGTCTCCCTCCCGGAGGACATTCAGGAGGCGGCCCTCGTCACGGTGGTTTCCTGGTTCCGGAAACTCGGGCGGGACCCGGACGTCACAAATCGCGCCATTGGAGACGGCTCGGTGAGCTACGGTGCCGATTCCCTGAGAGGCGGAAAGCCAGCGCTTCCGCTTCCAGCGGTGGAGTTGCTCCGCTCATACCGCAAGCCAGTCGCAGGAGGGGCGGCGTGAGTCAGCACGCGGAGGACTTCAGGGAGACGGCCCATGTGAGGAGGTTCACCAGAGTGGACTTCCGGGGCCAGGAGGAGCACGGCGCGCCGCAAGAGGTGAGGTGCCGGTTTCAAGAGGGCACGCGAGTCGTCCGGTCTGCGGACGGGCGCACGCTCACGGCCAGCGCCACGATGTTCACCGCCGCACAGGTGACGCCGCGCGACCTGGTGTTCGCGCCGGGGGCCGATCCGCTCCAGGTGGGCAACAGCCGCCGGCCACTGCAAGTCTACGAGCGGAAGGAGTTGGAGACCGGCAGGGTTGATCACTACGAGGTCATCCTGTGATGAGGGACGTTGAACGCGATTGCGCGCTGTTGCTGGAAGCGGCCGGGCTGGGGAGCACCACCTCCAACCCGCCGTCCATCTACGCAGGGCCGTTCCCGGCGACGGCGCCAGAAGCCTTCATCGCCTGCCGCGCCGACGGCAGCGGCGGAGCCCCGGAGGTCTTCCTCGGCGGAACGGGAGAGCGACTGCACACCCGCGGCGTCAAGGTGCAGGTCCGAGGCGAAAGAGAGCCAGCAGGGTACCTGGCGGCGAAAGAACGGGCAGAGGCTGCCCATGAAGCGCTCACCGACGCGTACCCAGTCGGGTACGTCAGGGTGATGGTGGTGGATGCCGGGCCAGCGTACGTCGGCACGGACGACCAGGGCCGCCACCTCTTCAGCTTCAACTCGGAGTGGACGTACGGAACGGAGGTTCAATGAGCCACACGACGCGAGACAAACTGGCGGCGGCGAAGCAGGCTGTGCAACGCCTGGAGCGGCAACTGGAGCTGGAGGAGAAAGCGAGCGCGACGGCAGGAGCAGCGGCTCGGGCGCTGGCGGTTGAGTTGCACCGCAGCCTGTGCAAGCGGGCTCACCCCGCCAGGTGTTCGTGGTTCGCGGAAGAGCATGCTGATGAGGCCGACGCCGCGAACTGGACGCACCCTGCCCACGCGCGCTGGCTGAAACAGGCAACTGAAACGCTCGCCGCCATTGGCCGGGCGGGATACGATGTACAACCACAACGCGCCTTGTGATTAAAATGAAGCGAGCCCCACGCAAACGCAGGGCAAACAGAGCGCGAGCGACCGTTGAAGTGGACCTGGAGGACTTGAAAAAACTCCGCAGCCGCGCCGCAGAGGTGCTTCGCGCTCTCGACATGCCGTGCCGCAACGCCGCCCGCGCCGCGCTCGACAGGAGCCTTGCAGTGGTGCCGCGCGGTGGCGCGCCGGATGACGCGACCGATCTTGCAGACACGGCCTTCATCGGGGTACCGGTGCATGACCTGGGGCCCGTGCTCTCCACAAACACCTCGGCCGGCTACGAGCATCCGGCGGCAGGCGCGATCGAAGAAGGTTTCCACTTCGGAAAGCAGACAAGAAACCCGCCGCCCAGCTTCCTCCGCAAGAGCGTACGCGGTCTGATTCGGAGCTTTCGTCAAGATGTTGCAACAACGCTGGCGCACGTCTTGAAGCGCCTGTTCCCAAAGAGGTAGTCATGACATACGAAGTATCGCACAAGGCAAGGGCCATTCACGTGACGGCGACGGCGAATGCCACCCTCGGCGACGCCACGAAGATTGAAGGGCTCAAGACGTTCACGCTGAGCGAGAGCACCGAGTTGGCGGAGTTGAAGCACCTGAACTCCGGCGGGGTGTCGGACCACGAACCCGTGTGGACGAGTTACAGCGGCACCCTCTCGGGCGAGGTGAAACGCGGGAGCGCCACCCAGGCAGTGCTCGCCGCCGCCAACAAGAACAAGACGCCGTTCTACGCCACTATCATCCTGGATCCCGACGCAGCGCCGGGCAGCCGCGGCGTCCGGTGGGCGCTGGTGGTGGAGAGCGCGGAGGAACCGTTGGAGGCGGGGGCGCTGGTGACGTTCAGCTACGGCGTCAAGTCCAAGGGCGGGCCCGTCGACGTGTAGCACAGCTTGTTGCGCAAAATGTCGCAGTACCCGGGGCGCTGAAGCGAGGGCCCCTCGCAGTGAGAAAGGGAACACCATGGGAAAGCAATCGCAGTCGCTCGCGCAGGTGCTGCTGGACGCCAAGCCGAGGCTCTACAAGAAGGTGGAAATATGCGTCGGTGAGGGGGGCGATGATGGGAAAACGGTGACGGTGGCGTTGAGGCGCCCCCCTCCTGCGGTGCTGCCGGAAGTGCTGGGCGCCACCAACGCCGCCGAATTGCAGCGAGAGGGAGGCAGCATGGAGGAGCAGCGAACGCGCATGGAGCAGGGCATCCTCTTGCTCGCGCGCCTCGCCGCCGCCTGCATCTACGAATTGGAGGCGGTGCGTCCCCTGTGGAACTTCAACAATGCGCAGGACGTTGAAGCGCTCGCCAAGGCTCCGTGGTTGCTGGAGCTGCACGAAGACCTGCTCGCGTGTGCTGGCGCGGCCGGAGTCACCGTGGAGAGACTCAAGGGAAAATAAGAAGCAACCCCGACCTGGCCCTGGAGGTCCGGGTTGCTCGTGTGCATGGCTGGACGATTGAGCAAGCCAGGGCGCAACCGTTCGAGGACCTGCTGCTACTGGCCGCCGATGCAGCCTTGGAGCAGGAAGAGGGACGCGAGGCGAGCGCGCCGAAAGCGGCGGACGGACGGACGGTTCAACGCCGGACCATCAGCTACACGCTGGAGAAATGAAGGAGCGTAGAAATGGCGGGCAAAGGAGGGGGAGATGGAGGTCTCAAGGTGGGAGACCTCTACGTGCGAGTCGGCGCGTCCATCGGCCAGATGGTCAAGGACCTGACGGCGGCGATAGAAGCTGTCGAAGAAGCGGCGGACGAGATTGAAGGCCTCATGAGCAAGGCCGCCGCGGCGCTGGGCGACGTGTCGGACGGCTTCCTCACAATGGCGGCAAGCGCTGGAGCAGCCTTCGTGCTCGCCTCCCAGCACTCAGCAGCGCTGCAAGGCGAGATGAAGCGCCTTGAGTCGGCCTTCGCGGTGCTGTCCAGGGAAGTCGGCTCGATCTTCCTCCCGCTCGCGCGAGAGTTGACGGAGTGGCTCCGCCGCGCCATCGCTACGTGGCGAAACCTGGATGACTCCGTGAAGGACGCCATCGTGTCAGGCGCGCGTTGGGCCGCGATTCTTGGGGTCGGCGGCACGGCGCTCGTCAGGTCCACTCTGTTCGCCAAAGGATTCGTCGAATCCCTGGTGGTGTTGGCTCGCGTTGGCGGCCCGTTGACAGGTCTAGTCGCCAGCGGGCTGGGCAAGGTGGCGGACGCGGGATGGAAAACGCTCACAAGCTTCTCGGCGTTGGCGAAGGCCAACGTAGGTAACCCGTTTCGCGCATTGGCGGATGGCGCCCAAGGACTTGTCGCAAGCCTCGGGAAACTTCCTCAGGCAACAGGCAGCATTCAAGGGAGCCTGGCGAAACTGCTTCCGCAAATCGTGGCGCTTGGCGCCCCAGTCCTCGCCCTGGCCGCCGCCGTCGCGGGCGTCGTCCTCCTGGGAGGCACGTTGTACAAGGCCTGGAACGACAACGCCATGGGCATCCAAGATGCTGTGGCGGGGGTAGTGGCGAGCGTCATGGGCCTCGGCTCGAAGGTGGCGGAGTTCTTCACTGGGCTGTACGAGACGGTGAAGAACTTTGCACTCGAGGCCGGTGCGGCGGTGCTCGAGTTCCTCTTGGCGCGAGTGCGGAGCGTCGCGAGCTTTCTGGCCCTGGTGGCGCGGAAGCTGGGGCGAGAGGAACTGGCGCAGAACCTGGAGGCTGTTCAGCGGCTGACCGGGGAACAACTTGTTGCGCAGCTCCAAGAATCCACGGCGGCAGTACTCGACAAGGCGAACGCGAAAGCAAAGGAAATCGGAGCAACCCTTGCGAGCGCAGGGAAAGACTTGCGAGAAGGGGCACAGTACGGTCTCGAGTACAGCCTGTCTGGAGCCAAGCAGGCAGCGAAGGATATCGCCAAAGCGACCGGCCTGGACGGAGTCGCCGACAAGCTGAAGGCCTTCATGGCGGACATGTCCGGCATGGTGCCGAAGGTGGGAGATCCCGGGTCGGTAGATCTGCCTGACCTCGACATGGAGTTGCGCGCCCCAGGCAAAGTAGAATGGGATGGAGTGCAGCGCGCCGCCAGCTACGCGAAACGTGGCGGCGAAGCGATGGTGGCCTACGTCGATACCATGAAGGAGAAGACGCGCCAAGCAGCGCAAGCCATGGTAGAAGCCATGGCGTCAGCGCAACAAGCCATCGCCGAGCGCTTCGTCAGCGCCACGGGGCGTATCGCGGAGTTGGCGAACGCCTTCACGCAGGGCATGACGGCAGGGGGCGGCAATCCGCTCGCGGGTGTGGGCCTGGTGGTTGCCGAACTGCTGATGCAATCCGAGCAGTTCCAGCGCCTCGTGACCATTCTCAACAACCTGCTGCAGGCGGTTGCCGATACGCTCGGCCGTCTTCTCACTCCGCTGGAGGGGTTGTTGGGGGCGGCGGCCATGCTGGTGCAGAACGCGCTCCTGCCGCTTGGGCCGGTGTTCGACCTTGTTGGGGCGGTGCTTGAACCCCTCATACCGCCACTCGTGATGCTGGGGGAGTTGCTGGCGGCGCTCTCGCCGGTAATTGAAACAGTGTTCAAGGTGGTGGCTCTCGCCTTCAAACCCACGCTTGTCATGCTTGAGGGCTCCATGCGCTTTCTTTTTGAAGTGCTCAAGCAGGTGGCGCTCATCCTCATGGGCTTCTTGAAGATGGTCGCACCGCTGTGGAATGGGTTGGTGGATGCCGTTGTCTTCGTGCTCAGGGCCATCCAATCAGTAACGGAGACAATCGGAATCACGTTCAACAAGTTCATCCGCGAAGTCGAGGGACTCAAACTGGACTCGGCCAGCCTTGACAAGTCGATGAAGGACCTCAAGAACACCACGTGGGAGAGCAGCAAGGAGAAGGCGAAAGAAACAGCCGCCGTCCTTGCGAATCGCCAAGCCACAGAGAAGGCGACTGAAAGCCTCACGAACGTGCCGTCAAGCTGGAAGGTGGCGCTGGCCAGGGCGGAGGCACAAGACGCGCGGACGCCACGATACATGCCACAAACGGGCACTGCGCCGGCCGAGACGGGGACGCCGACAGGAGAGCAAACAGGGCCAACTCAGGGACCGGCCGTGGTGGTAGGAGACGTGACCATCAACGCAAGGGATCCAGGAGAAGCCATGACACGACTCGAACGCACGCTTGAAGAAATCCGGTTCCGGAACACCGGTTCGCGGGCCGGAGGCGGAAGGTACGTCACGTACACACCGTGAGGATGACATGACCTTTGTAACCATCAACGGAATACCAATTCAGTGCACGGCGGCGGAGCAGGAGCCGGTGCGGCTTGGCGAGATTGCCAGAGCATTCAACGGTTATCCAAGAGGCAATTACCGGGGCGATTACAAAACAGTGACGTGTTCCTCAACGCTTCTGACGGCGACGGACGCGGCGCGCGTGCGAGCGCTTGTGGAGGGACGGGGCCACGTGTGGGGGTTCGACGGCGCGTTCTGGCGGTACAGTTACACAGGCGTCGGCCCACTGTATGAAGGCGGAATATCGCAAGACAGCGGCGGGCTATATGGTGGCGGCTGTCTGCAAGTCATAACTCCGGGGGTGGTTGCGTGGCGGGCCAGCGAGCGCCTGACAGACTGGACGATAATGGGATGGCGAGACACTGAGATCGGGTGGCGGCACGTCATCCGGCGCGGGCCGCCGTATAATGACGTTTGGACAGATGGAAACAGCGGGGGGTTGGGGGGAACCCTGTCAGATGACTGGCTGATGTACGACGAAGAAGAGGGACTCATCACCGATGACGTGGTGTTCCTGCCCTACGTCATTCCGGATGACTGGCTGCCGCTGTTGTACAACTTCGCGGCGACACGGCAGTTTCCTACGCTTCCGCTCATCGTCGTGAGCGGCCCGGCGTTCGACGCAGGGGGAACGCTGTGCCGCGGGGAGGTGATGAGCGGAACGTATGGGAACAAGTGGACGGCGGGGCAAGCGGTGGTGTCAGAGACGTTTGCATTCAGGCTGCACACGATAGGGAGGGCAGGGGCATGAGAGGGTTGAGCACGGGCCAGCGCGTCACATTGCAGTGCGCGGCGGGCCACTCGCTGTTCGCACGGTGCGTTGTGTACGGGCCGACAGGCTGGGTAGATTTGACGAATCTACTGGGCCGCGATTTCTTTGAGGGTGCGCAAGTGACCGAGTCGCTGGATGCGCCGGTAGCGACAGCCACCGTCTCCCTTCGACGCGAAGTGGAAGGCGCGTCGATTGCGCCCCTCCATGCCACCAGTATCGTCAACAACCTCGGCGGCGCGTACTCGCCGTTGATCGACGAAGGACGCCCGTTTCAACTGCATGTGGCGGTGATGCCGCTCGGGATGAGTCCGAGCGTGAGCGACTGGGTGACGCTGTTTGACGGAGAAATTGACAGGCAAGACGTTGGGCAAGAGGTGAGTAGTTTCACGGGGCGGGACGGGGCGGCAAAGATACAGGACAGATATATTGAAAATGAAGTGGAGTACGGAAACGATGACGGGGTGGCGCTGGAGGAGGTATGTCAACAAATACTTAACACCAACGGATTGAACGCGTACGGATTGTACACGCCGGTGAGTCCCGACTGGGCGGTGGGGCGGTACGTGCAGCGCAAGGAACCTGTGTTGGAGGCCATGCGCGCGCTCGCGTTGCAGCGGGGGTGGGAGGTGCGGTGGAAGTACAGGCCGGACACCGAAAGGTTTGGGTTGTGGTTGTGGAGTCCTGACCGCTCGGCGACCGACGCGGCGTGGACGTTTGGGCCAGAAGCGTACACCGCCATCAGCACGGCCGCTACCAGCCGCGAGGACGTGCGCACAGTGTTTCGAGGAGTCTACTCGGACAAGGAGGACCTGGACGAGGCAAGAAGGCCAAAGCGGAAGACCATCATTCTCATTGCGAGTTCGAGTGCCTTGATTCGATACGGCAGGAGGTTCGCCGAGTTCGCCGAATCGGCGACAAGCAACATCGACACGGCAGCCGAGATGACCAGGTTTCTGGAAGCGGCGCGAGCAGACCTCTCACAGCCAGGGCTCCAACTGGACTTTGAGATAGACTTTGTGCATCCGTTCCTGGAGCTCGGAGACGTGGTGGAGGTCGCCGCCAACGGCACTCACTGGACGGTGGCGCAACGCGCGGCCGTCATCGGTCTCACGCACACGTTCAGCGCCACAGGCGGGAAGACGAGACTGTCGCTGCGGGGCAAGCCGGCAGTGAGTCCGCGGAGGTGGTTGGAGACGGAGACGCGGCCTGGAGTGGCGCCAGCGCCGCCGTACACAGGGCCGGCCGCGCCCTCAGCCCTCGTGGCGACCCCCACGGTCGCGGGTTTCAACCTTACGTTCACGGCGCCAGCCGTGGGCCCCGAGGCCGCCGAATACGAGTTGCACCTCTCGACGACGCCGGGGTTTGGGGTGAGCGCGGCGACGCGGGCCCGTGTCTCCAGCGCCAACAACTTCGACGTGACGGGCCTCGAGCCGGGAACCACGTACTACGCGCGGGTGGTGTCGCGGGACAGGAAGGGCAACAGAGGGGCCGCCACCGCCGAAGTGACGTTGGCGCCGAGGTACGTGGAACCGCGGCTCCTCTTGCGCCGAATCAGTTGGGGGACGCTCCCGCTGAACGGGGCCTTCGAAGCCGTGAGCACGCCCGGCCAACCACCGGATGCGTGGACGCTCGCCTCTGGTACCTGGGGCACCACGGCCAACCTTGCCCCCGAGAGCTACACAGGGGCCTACGCCGTGGCGCTCACATGGAGCGCGGAG